AGGCTCCTTATTCATCTAAAAGTTTAATTAACTCAGGATGTCCTGCTTTCCTGAACTTGTTTGCCAGAGTCACATGGTGAGTTCTGACGGTTTCCTTCATGTAATACACTAAAACTTGCCGGATCTGATTACGGAACGCTTCGGCTTGATCCCGAATGGCAGGGTGCGTCTGTGAGCCAACAGAGATAATCTTGTCCAAAGCACGTTCCGCCATTTCTTCAGGCGTAAACCCACGCCCATGCGTAGTCATAACTTTGAGTTGATTCCCGCCCAAAAGAAAGGCTACTTCGCTCATGCTGCTCATTTGACCGGATACCTTGCCTGTTCAGTACGATACATATCTTGACGGTTCTTGCCTTCGCCCAACTGTTTCAACATGGCAAGAGCCTCATTATACCGGGCTATGTAAGTGTTATTAACATCCTGCTCACCCTTCATGTACGTATACGCTTCCAGCAAAGAACCATACAGCAGTACAGAATCAAACTTATCCCCCAACCAAGATGTACCAGCAACAACAATAGACTGCGGATAGTAAAAATAGTGGAGTTCCATGTTGTAACTGGAATCCGGCGTTGGTCCAAGGATGTATGAGTTTTGGTCAAAAATTGCATAGTGGGTTGGCATCGCCTGATAATTGGGGTCAGGGAACGCCTCTCGAATGTACTCAACGTCTTTGTTTAACAAAAAGTGCTGAACCCCGGTGGCATCAATAACTGACAAGGAAAAGTTTGCCAGCCAGTCAGAGGGGACACTCAAGTACTTATTGCCGCTTGTGCTGTTACCGGTTACGTTTTTACGAAGATCGGGGATCTGAACCGAGTTAAACACGCGCTGTTCAGCCTGTGTGATGAACGTATCAATCTGGTCTTTAGTGACAAAATTGGTTTTCGTTCCAACAGAGGTCGTGCTGACCAGCGTATTTGGAAAGTCGTTTTCGCAATACGCTTGGATTGTCTGAAACAGCGTTGAGTAGTTCATTTAGCCCATCTTTGTGCTGTTACTGTTACCCCGCGTGGTATTTTTAGTACCACGAGTCCGCATGGTTTGGGTATTAGGTATGGCGTTTGGATAGCCATTCTCACCCATTGTATCGGTATAGGGCTTGGGCTGCGTGTATTTGCCAACTGGGTCGGCAGTTTCAGCAGGGAAATAGTTAAACTTATCGTTGGCTTGGCTCATATTAGATCCCCGTTTTGCGAACCATTGACATAGGCTTTTTCTGGTTGGCGACTTTTGCCAAGTTACGGCCTAATTGTTTCATTTGTAGGTTGGTTTTACCACCCTTTGCTAGTTTTTTCACATTGGAATCCGGGTGAGCCTTGGCGCCCTTCTTAGCCATATGTGCCTTTAATACTGCTTTCATGTCCATGTTTTGCTCCTAAGTAATTGTTACGGTTACGGTTCCTATTTCCCCCGCCGCTATTAGATTATTGACTAATCCAGATAACTGCAAGGGGTTGTCCAAACCAACAGGGTTCCACCCCCATTGAATCTGTCTACTACCGCCAGAAGGCGTTCCAAAGGCGTCTACGTCCTCATTTGGCAAGTTTAATGTTTCGGTCTGAATACCGGTCAGACCAGCCTGAATATATGAATTGTCCCGGCGTGGATTGCGCAAGGCTTGTGGGTCGTATACAGGGTACATCCCCAGTTGTAACTGCGGCTGATCCGGTTCCCAGCAGGTGTGACAAACCAGCAAATTGATGTTCTTGGTCTTGATGACCAGTTGCTTCAATTCCTTGAGTTTGTATCGAAATCCGCATCTGTCGCACTCCGCTATCGCCCACTTGCCAGAGGCAAACTTTGGACCAGCCATAAGTCACCTCAATAAAAATACTGCCTTGGAGCCAACCGCAGAGAAGCCTTTTCCCGGTCTTCGCTCGATCCCAGTGCCCATTGTTCTTCGTATGACGCCTTCAGCATGTCAATTCTATTCTCTGCCCCGGGTATCTTCAGAGACAGGTAATAAGCCAATCCTGCGGCCATACAGGGCAGCATACGGAAAGGAATGTCTTCGGTATTGATCCCGTTGCCAGCGTCTTGGATACGGCGTAAGCGCCAGTAAACAAAGGAATAGTAGTTAGACTGATCCGGAGATGGCCAGACATTGATGTTTGGCAGATTCCGTACCGTCACAATGGCGCCTGCGGTGTGCCCAGCCGGTGTGCTGTTATCTACCCCACGGACACAGTTTTGTAGGGTATTCCCTGATATTTCGTTGTATCCGATTGTCTCGTTGTCTAGTTTGATAAATCCAGTGTAGTTCAGACCCACCACAGAACTCAACGTAATCGTATTAGAAGACGATGTAATCGTGGTGGCTAGGGTCTTAGCCGTGGTGTTCTCGTAGCCGCTCTGACGGTCGATCCAGACCTGAATAGGGCGCCCCTGAGCATTCTTGTTGGGGATGGTAGCGTAGGTCGAAGATGAGATCCGGTTGATATTAATGTCCGTCTGGTCAATCCCCTGCTGGGTTCGCACCACCATGTCCATCAGGTCGATCGTATCGCTGGGCAGCGCATAGGTAATCTGTCCTTGGTTTAGAGGGATAGAACCCTGCTCAATCGTCCATAGATTGATGCCCCGATTAGCCCACTCAATAGTTAATAAGTTCAGGCTACGGCGGGCTGTCCGCATATCGTAACCAGAACGCAACTCCTGACCGCAACGCTCAAACGCCTCTTCAACGATGTTGTTGAGGTCTAGGTTAAAAGCGGTGGTTCCTGTGGTAGCCATTAATTTACTTTCCTATGCGGAGCAACTTTTTTAGCCACCCCTTTAGGCTGGGCGACGAACTGCTTTCCTGCGGCTTTACCGGCTCGTTTGGCACGGGTGGTCGCGGCGTACTCTTGCGGGGAGAGCGCTTTGATGGCGCTGGCCGGGAGGTATCTTTCCCCTGTAGCCTTCGGTCCTTGCGTAGATGGTTTGCCACTCTTAGTTCTCCACTTTTGGTCTGTCCACGCTTTCAGACTTTGCTGCGGCTTTTTCAAGTTCGACATACCGTTCTCTCTGCCTAATCTTCCTAAAGTCTTCAGCGGTGCTAATCAACCATTCAAAGACGTTTCCATCTTGAGTAGCATCATAGACAGGGAACCTAGTCCCGGTAGCCACCGCCAGCCTTCTTGTACTGAGCCGCTAACATTTGCGCCTTACGGGCACTCCACTGACCCGGAGCACCCCCCTTACCACCAGCCTTAATACGCTCAAACAGACCCTTACGCATGCCGGGTTTGGTGTAGTTTCCAGCCTCATTCACCTTAGACTCACCGCCTTTGGCATACATCTTGACCTCATTCGGATCATCCTTACGTTTGATCGTCTTGGCATTAGGCATCTTAGAGGGGTTTATAGCCCCCATTCCCCGGCTTGGTCTCATTTAACATTTACCGCCATTACGCATTTTGGTCATACCACCCTTGGCAAGAAGTTTGCCCTTGGTTTTGCCTTTTATAGCAACGCCATCGGCTCGCTTAGAGGCGCTAGAAGCGCCGCCTGTTTTCATTTTAGCCATGCCACCTTTAGCCATCTTGCCTTTGCCGTCACCAACAAAAGTAGGTTTACCATCTGACCCCATCGGCATACCACCAGCAGCCATCTTTTTCATATCTTTTCCTTTCGTAAATTCACGACCTACGGACGTTGGTACGCCCACCTTTTTAGCAAACTTTGGGTTATTGGCCACCGCTTGCATAAACCTTTCCTGTTTGGCTGATACGCTAGGCACGGGTCTTACCTCGAATCGCTATACCGTCAGCACGCTTAGATGCTGAAGATACTTTCCCGCCTTTTTTAAATTGTGATGGCTTGCTGGTATTGTTCATATCGGCCAACATTTTATTCCTATAAGCAACAAAATTTTTTTGCTGCGTCATCAGTTGATTTTGCAAATTAGGATCTATACCTCTTAACCCTTGAGATGGATTACTGTTATTTAAAAACCCTAACGTATTTGATCCACCCATCGGCCCTTGACCACCAGACCCATCTTTAATTGAGTTAATAGCGTTAGCCGCAGTGTCGGCTGCACCCATAAGGGAGGTTGCCTCTGAAGCAATCCCAGATAATCCACCACCAGCGTATTTTTTAACTTTCTTTTTCATACCATCTTCCCACGGGTCTTGCCCTTGGTAGCACAACCATCAGCACGCTTAGATGCTGTCATCAATCCGCCAGCCTTGGCTGTCTTGACGGGAGGCTTTGCCTTTCTTGGAGGAATCATAGGAAGAACCGGGCCAGTAGGAAGCGCCTTCTTGGCCTTTGATTTTTCCTCCTGAGCCTTCATTTCTTCCATGTACTCGTCATAGAGTTCTTCGTGAGATTTGACCATTAGACCATCTTCCCGCGTGTTTTTCCTTTGGTTGCACAACCATCAGCACGCTTAGAGGCGTAAGATACCGTACCACCTTTTCTAAGATTTGCTTCACCAAGTTTTACTGTTCCTTTTGAAGCATTCATTAGATTTACACTAGGAACTGGATTTGACGTACGACGACTCAAACGATCTGTTTCTTCTCCAGTATCAGAAATCCGTGGGCTTGTAGAGGTCTTACTTTCACTTTTAGTCGTTTCTTTTTTGGCTGCGGGTTTATCACTCCTACGAGTCAAACCTCTTTCAGCGTTGAGATAATCTCTAAGATTATCAAAACCAGCCTTTTTCATTTTCTCTTTAGTAACAATTGGGCCTTTAGACGTAAAAGTACGAGACATGGGTGGATAGGCTTTTGTGCCAGTCCTCTTCATAAACTCAGACGTTGTTTCTGTACCGGGTTCAGCAGCGTTAGCATCTTCCCTAGCCTGAGCCTTCATCAAATTTTTATAATCGTCGGTGTCCTCGTAACCACCTTCTTGAAACCGTTTTACCTTTTTCATCACTTACCCCTTTTGCATAAGCGCATCAATTTTTGCTTCAAGTTTGTTAAAGCGTTGATCAATGTGTTCAACAAACTTGTCCATTTCTGCTTGAGTGACGTTATCACGGGCCACCTCTTCTCTGGTTCGGTTAATCAAAATGTTTAAACGCTGTAGTTCAGAAATTTTCTCATGCCCTATATAGGCTATAACACCCATCAGCGCTGTTAGTAACGTGTTCCAAAGCATCATTTCCATTTCAGCACTTCCACGCCCGTAGGCTCTTGTTGATACGGCTGTTTGGATCGTTAGCGGTTTTAGCGCTAGTTAGTTTCTTTTTCATTCCTGTCATCCGAGCACAGAATGACTTCTTACGTGAACCGCCTTCGGGTTGAGGAGCCTTCAAGCCGGGCTTACCGGGGTTAGCAGCGTTGTACGATGCCCTCCCTTTAGCGTTTAGCCCACCTTTTGGGTTCTTGCCCTCTTTGCGTTGCCACGCAGGAGTCTTAGCCATTTGATACTTTCTCATCCTTGACCAGCCGTGGGTAGAAGGCTTCGTTTCCAAAGTCACCCTCGTACTCGATCGTTCCCATGTGGCCCAACTTAATGGTGGGATCTACCCAAACCTGATAGCCAACCTCACGGGCGCGGTCACAGAACAGATAGTCTTCACCAACGTAGGAGTTGTCCTTAACGGCAAAGTCAAATATCGCGGATAAAGTGCGCTCGGTCTTGTCATCCCAGTAATTCCATTGAGGGTTGTCCTTGACCAAATTCTCGATGACTTCGCGTTTGATCATCATAAAGGCGGTAGCCACGCGTTTGGCTCTAACCAGACCCATAGCGTTCATAGTGACGCCGTTTCCATCTTCATCTAGCGTAACTATGTAGGTCTTCTCAACCTTACGGGCGCACGGGATGCCAGCAGCAATATCAATGTTTGGTTCTGACAGCCAAGCCAGTAAACGAATAACGTCTTCTGGTTGAAAGTTGATGTCGGCATCAATAAACATCAGATCCGTTGCATCAGACTCTAGGAAGTCCTGAACCAAAAGATTACGTGCTCGTGATACCACCGAACACCCACAAATACTTCCAATCGTAATGTCAATCCCATGCTGTGGCGCCTGTTGGGCAAACCGCATCAACGAAATT